GTTAAGGGTGCGATGCCAAAAATTACTCCAGCCCCATTTATGCAAACGCTAGCTGATAAACAAAGGGGGATTGCGCCCCAACCAAGCGGCCCCCAAGCACCTCCTCAGTCTCAAATGACTCAAACAATGCCGGGCTCGCCGGGTCAAAAACCAGAGGTACACAATTTTAGTATTGGGGAGCAAAACAAAGGAGCAAGACTAGCTCCCCCAGCAATCAAACCTGTTGTTTTAAGTAACCCCAAGGATGTTGCCAATATTCGGGAGGGTTTGGCTCCAGTAACTCCTCCAGTGCTGCATCCTGTCGGATCTGGGCTGGAAAATACAGTTGTTCGCAAACCAACTCTCAAGAGTGAAGAACTAGACAAGGCTATTGGTGGTCGCGGATACAGCGGCGCTCCAACACCAAAAGCTCCGTCAACGCCAGTTACACCAAAGGCTCCAACTCCAGCCCCAGCGGCGGCTCCAGCAGAGCCTCGTTCACACGACGCTATTGCCAGAGATTTTAAGAGATTGGCTGCATCAGAAGGCCCACTTGATGCAATGGGTGCAGTAAGTGGAGATAACGTTTTAGATAAAAACACAGAACTAGAAAAAGTAAGACCTCACCTTGGCGGAAACGATCCGACATCTAGGGCTATGACGCGCGACGCTATGTCTCAGGCATCAAAAGATGCGGCAACTGCAAAACTAGCCAACGTCGATCCACATCCTAGAGGAATTCCAGATCCGGGTCCAGCAAAAGCGGCTAGACAGCTAGCTTGGCTAACTGGAGAAAATGAGGTTCCAGCAGCGCCTAGCGTACCGGGATTAATGCATGGATCTTCTCATGGTCAGCTTTTAAATAGAACTGAACTAACCAAGGATATGGAAAATCTTGAAAAAGAGTGGGCCGGTAAAATGTGTAAATCGTGCGGTAAATCCCACATGAACAAGGCTTGCGGACTAAAAGAAGGGAAGTAACAATCTTTAATTTGGATTTTAGAAGGAATAAAAAAATATGGCTAACCAAGTAAACGATGCAGATTTTGGCGTAATTAAGGCACCCGGTTCTTATGTCCAGACAAAGGTTATTGATAACCAAGCTGGTACACTAAGCACTGGTGTAATCGCGCTTATAGGAGAGGCCGATTCCGGTCCCGATTTTACTCAGGAAACGAGTCTAGTAGATGATTGCTCATTTGGCCCAGACGCCTTTGCTTCTGTTCAACAGAAGTACGGGTCCGGTCCACTTGTAGACGCTTTTTTCAGGGCAGCGCAGGCTTCAAACGATCCGCTAATCCCAAATTCGTTTACTAGAGCAATCCTTGTTAAGACAAATCCTTCAACAAGAGGAACGCTAGACCTAGAAAGAGCGGGATTAACTGATTTTGCTACAGTTTCAAGCAAAAACCTTGGAGCGTCAGAAAATCAGGTGTCAGTTTTGGTTGCAACGGAAGAAGAAGTTGCTCCAACGACCGGATTATTCTCTTATGTTCCTGCACACCAACAGGTAATTGTTTCAGCCAGAGTAAACGGTGGAGCGAAAGTTAATTTAACTCTCGCCGCCAACACAGGCCCAGCAACAGCAGTTGGAACACTGGAATCTTCAGCGGGCGCTTCATTTAATACTATTAGTTCAAAGCTTTATGCTACTGGTGGTGTTAACAGAAACGTTATTGCCGGTGGTTCTATCGGTGCAACAATTGGCCTAGTTGCCACAGGAAATAGCGTTGTAATTTCGCTAGCTACTGGAAGCTGGGCTGTAACTCCTTCGGTTGGAGATACACTAGTTATCCCCAATAACAACGATTACGGTATTGCGATTGCGGCAAACTCAGTAATTGCTGGTGGTTCAGGACAGAACCGTGGTTCTTACATTGTAACGGCAGCAACGTCAAATTCTGTTACCGCAACAAAGGTAAGAGATTACGGCGCGGCTACAGTAACCGCTCCGGTCAATGATTCTGGTCCGATTGCGGACGTAGATGAAATCGTCTGCTTCTCACCAGTTGAACTAAAGGTAGTTGATGGTGTAGATAGAAACGTATTATCTGGCCTAGTTGCAGTAACCGTAGCCGGAACTGCAAGTGGACAAAACCTAACCCTAACACTAGGGACGGGAAGCGTTTGGGCTGCAATGCCACAGGCGGGCGACCTAGTAATACTACCGGCATCCGCTCCAGCGGCTTGGAGAGCAAGTGCAGTTAATACAGGTATTTATCAAGTTGTTTCGGCAACTTCTGGCACTGGCGTTGGAGCTTCTACTCTAACAATGACCAGATTGTCAAATGGTGCTCCAACATCGTTTAGTGCTACAGCAATCGCGGCTACAACTGACTTAGTAGTATTAAAGCCAGAAGTAGACGGGCTAGGAAAGTCACTAGAACTATCAGATGGCGGTGGTACAGAAGCTCTTGCAACTACCCCACTCAAGTTTATGGCGCTAGTTCCAAATACTAACGTATCTTGGATCTCGACAACATTAGCTCCAGTATTACTAACTTCTGCAACAGAGGCTTCTACAACTCTTACTGCGTCAAAGTCTTCAACAAACACCTCTGAAGTAGTTCAGTTTGGTGGAGATATAATGATGGCGGTTGGATACAAGGGAGCCGGATTGGCAACAACTGGTTCACTAACGATTTCTGGAACTACCCTAACAACAACAGTTGTCGGCGGAAACGGACAGAACCTAACAGTCGATTTGAAGCAGTTTGCTACAATCGGTGACTTGGTTTCCTACTTAAACGCTCAACCGGGCTATGTAGCCGCAGCAGCAGATAACGCTGTAGCACTAAAGCCACTTCTATTCAAGAAGAAGGACGGCACAAAGATTACTGTTCTAGATAAGGGTACTTTCACAATTGCTTCTGAACTAGGCTCAAAGCCCGGAAGAATCAAGAACGACGGGTACGCAACTTGGCTAGAGATGCAGGATCTAAGCCTATTAATGCTTGGAACCTCAACAACGGTAGAAACTATTCCTTCGGCTGGTATGCCAGAGGCACAGGCCCTATCCTTCCTATCTGGAGGCGCAAAGGGTTCTACTACTAACGCAAATGTTCAGGCCGCACTAGCCGCCCTAGAGAGAGTAAGAGTAAACTTCGTTGTACCACTCTTCTCAAGAGATGCAACACTAGACTTTGCTCAGGGACTAACTGAGTCTGGCTCAACTTATACTATTGCTCAAATCCACGATTTGACAAAGAGCCACGCCGTAGCGATGTCGGCTATCAAGAGAAGAAAGTGGCGTCAAGCGTTCCTATCGGTTAAGGGCTCATTCAATGAGGCCAAGGCAGCCGCACGCAATGTAGTATCATTTAGAGCGGCAATGACCTTCCAAGACGTTAAGGGAACAAATTCTCAGGGCGAAGCCGCTCAATTCCAGCCTTGGATGGCTGCCGTTCTAGCGGCTTCTATGCAGGCCGGTGGGTTTAACGAGCCAATCGTTAAGAAACTAGTAAACGTTTCTGGCGTATTGCTAGATGACAATTCTTACGGCGATTCAATCTCTGATCAAGAAGAGGCACTAGATTCAGGTCTATTACCGCTAGAGCTAGCGGAAGGAGCCGGATTCAGGTTCCTATCAGATCAGACCACATACGGTCCAGTAGATAGTAATTTCGTTTATAACAGCGTTCAGGCCGTCTATATGATGGACGTTCTTGCCGCCCTAATCGCGGACAGGATGGAGAGAAAGTTCGTAGGACGCCCATTATCGGCTGTTCCAGCGGGTGTTATTCGCTCATTCCTAGAAGCAGTAATGAGAGAGGCGCTATTACTAAAGATAACCGCTCCTTCTGATGGAGCAGAGCAGGGCTTCAAGGACGCAAGCGTAGTAATTAGAGCCCCTGCTGCGTATGTAACGGTAACTGCGTCACTTGGAACTGGTTTGTACTACGTTCTCAATACAGCGTTTATCACAAAAGTCGAACAATCGGCGTAATTTAGAGGAATAATATGGCAATTGCTAGTACATTAGTTGGCGCACGTTGCAAACTGTTCATTGATGGACAGCCAGTAGGCTTGTTTGCTAACGTATCTTATTCGGTAGAATATGGAGCCCAAGATATCTATACTTTGGGTAAGTATAATGCTCAAGAAATCGTTTATACAGATATGGGAACAGTAAATGTTCGCGTTTCTGGATTTAGGGTTATGGAGCACGGTCCATATGCTGAAATGTCAGTACCTAAATTACAGGAGCTTCTAGGACACGACGATATTGTACTACAAATCGTTGACCGTCAAGGGGCCGGTGATCAACAGAAGGAAAACGTAGTGACTGTTTACAACGTTCGTCCTTTAGGGTATGAGTTTGACACACAGGCTCGTGGCGTTGCTTCTCTATCCGCCTCGTTTCGTGGAATTACAATCAAGGATGAATCTGATGTAAACCCACAGTCCGATACTGCTTCGGCAGCTTCATATATCTAAACCTCAAAAACACACAAGGTTTAACTAGGGGGCCTTACGGCCCCCTTTTTATTGGCGTTTGACACGACTGTAAGGGTGTTGTATAGTGGCTTAACACTTGGGAGAAACCTATAAATGCTTTGGATTTTACAGAGGAACGATGATTCAACACTTGACCTAATGGTCAATAAAGACAACAAGATTCTCAAGATAAATAAAACGAAGATAGAAAACGACAAACAGTGCTTTAATTTCATCTC